CCCCAAAAACGACTCAAAGAGCCACGAAAATGACTGAGACGACCCAAGAAGACCTGAACAGGGACAAAGAAGCCTCAAACGGGCTTCAAACGGTTTTGGGTAGGGACACAGAACCACTATTGGGCATTTCTACGCCTAGAATTCACACACCGCTGAACGATTTGCCTTCAAAGGGGCTTGAACTCATAGATTTAGCCACTGACGTGGGCATTGACCTCATGCCCTGGCAGAAATTTGCCCTTGAACATACGCACAAAGTAAAGCCTGACGGTAGGTGGGCAACGCCAGTCAACTGCATTGTGGTTGCCCGTCAGAATGGAAAATCATTTTTGCAACTGATCAGAATTTTGGGCGGGTTGTTCCTTTGGGACGAACCATTGCAGATCGGGTCGGCGCACCGCCTTTCAACGTCCCTGGAACAATTCAGGTCATTGGTCAACATCATTGAAGGCAACGACGCATTGGCAAAACAGGTCAAGAAGATACGCTGGCAGCACGGCGGCGAAGAAATCGAGACACTCAACGGCAATCGCTTCATAATCAGGGCAGGCGGTTCGGCTGCTCGTGGTGTTTCTCGCCCGTCAACCATTCACCTGGACGAATTGCGCGAAATGAGCGACATTGAAAGTTTTGCTTCGTTGCGTTATACGCTCATGGCTGCACCTAACCCTTTAGTAATGAGTTACACAAATGCTGGCGATAGCACGTCCGTAGTACTGAATTCTTTTCGTGAACGCGCCCTGGCTAAGATCGGCGGGGCTGAAGATGAAATTGGCTATTTTGAATGGTCAGCACCAACCGACGAAATCAGCGTTGAGAATGCACGGCACGCAAACCCTGCAATGGGTATCACTATCCATGAGGACAACGTACGAAGCGTTTTGAATGACCCGCCTGACGTTGTAATGACTGAAGTGTTGTGCCGTTGGGTTGTGGCGATCAACTCAGCCGTGGACGCTGCCAGTTGGGGCAATTGCCTGGATAAATCAAAAGACCTGGACGTTGAAAAAACGACCTGGCTTGCAATTGACCTTTCACCTGACCGAAAGCACGCAAGCCTGGTTGGCGCGCAGAAATTGGGCGGTGAAGAGTTCGTGGTCAAGTTGCTGCACACATGGTCAAACAATCTCCAGTTAGATGACAAAGAAATTGCAAACGACCTTGCTGAGTACGCCCGCAAGTATCCAACCGAATACGTGCTTTACAGTAGAAAAACCGCTGGCGCAGTAGCAGCCCGCCTTGCACCTGCTGGCATTCCCATTTTTGAAATGGATAATGCTTACCCGCAGGCGTGTGACGAATTGTTGTCTGCGGTCAATTCAAACCGCCTAAAGCACAGAGGACAAAGCCAATTGACTGAAGAAGTGTTGGCAGCGGTTCAATTACGTCGTGGTGACGGTTGGGTTATTGGAAGGCGTGCAACTCAGTCAACAGTGTGCGGTGCAGTGGCAACGGCGCTCGTGACACACTTTGCGACACGCCCAGAGAATGATCTTGACATCATGGTGGGTTGATCGTATAAGCCTGACACAATTCAGGCATGGGTTTATTTGATCTATTCACGCCACGCGTCGCCGCTGCCGTTCCAGCCGCGCCGTTAGACGTAGAAGCGTCGCTTGCACCGTATTTCACAGAAAACAACAATTTCTATTTCTACGGAATACAAACTGCAAACCGCGCTGAAGCAATGAGTGTTCCAACGGTCGCACGTGCCCTTTCGATCATTCAGACAATTGCTTCACTGCCAATGCACACACGCAATGAAGCGACAGGTGAGAAAGTAACCCAACCTCGTGTCATCAACCAGCCTGACCCGCGTATCCCTGGCTCAACATTTTGGTCATGGATAATTTCAGATTTGTTTTTTCACAATTCTGCTTATGGCTGGGTTATGGAACGGTACGCCGACACTGGAAAAATTCGCGCAATGGAACGTGTCGCACCTGAACGCGTTTCAATCACAACAAATGCAAACGGCACAGAAATTGACAGTTATGAAATTGACGGAACACCAGTTGACCCGTCAAATCTAGTTGTTTTTCCAAATACACAAGAAGGCTTGCTTTCTCGTGCAGGTCGAACAATCAAAGCCGCTGCAGCACTTGAAAAGGCTTCATTGAATTTTGCAAATGAGCCAACGCCACTTATGGTTTTGAAATCAAACGGCACATCATTGCCAGCAGATCGCGTTGCAAAGATTTTAAACGCGTGGCGTACTGCTCGCGCAAATAAATCAACCGCGTTTTTGAATGCTGACGTAACAATGGAAGCAGTCGGGTTTGACCCAAAGAATTTGCAACTGAATGAAGCACGCAATTATGTTTCTTTGGAATTAGCGCGCGCATGCGGTTTGCCTGCGTATTTTACAGATAGCCAACAGTCATCATTTACCTACGCAAACGCACTTGATAAGCGTCGCGACTTGGTTGACTTCGCTTTCCGCAATTACATGTCAATAATTGAACAACGCCTTTCATTCCAGGACTTCACACCTGCAGGGAACCGCGTTTCATTTGATTTGGACGATTTCCTACGTGGCAACCCTTATGAGCGCGCCCAGGTATACGAGATTTTAAATCGCATTGGCGCAATGTCAATTGACGAGATCAGAGAAGAAGAGGACATGTTGCTATGAGCAAAAAAGTAATCACACCAATGCAGATTACTGCGGCTGACTCAAACAGTCGCACAATCACCGGGCGCATTGTGACATTTGAGGAAACTGGAAACGCGTCAATTGGCAAGGTGCAATTTGCGGCAGGTTCAATTGAACCAACTGCAGTTTTGCTCAACCTAGAACATGACCGCACACGTCGCATTGGCAAAACACTTTCAATTGAGTCAAGCGATCAAGGCATTGACGCAACTTTCAAAATTGCTGAAACAACTGCAGGAAATGACGCATTGGTTGAAGCGGCTGAAGGTTTGCGTGACGGTTTCAGCGTTGAAGTTTATTTTGACGAATACGACACATTAAAAGACGGAACAGTGCGCATTTTGAAGGGTGAGTTGACAGGCGTCGCATTGACGTCAGAACCTGCAATTCGATCTGCCCGCGTTGCTGAAGTCGCTGCAACTGAAGGCGAAGATGAAGTTTCAGACTCAACAATTGAGCCTGAAGTAAAAACAGAAGGAGAAGACGAAGTGGAAAACACCGTCACACCAGCGGAAGCCGTCGAGACGGTCGAAGCCGCACAGTCAATCACCGCTGCAGCAAAGCCAGCAATTGGTGGGTCATACACACGCCCACGCCTGGAATTCACTGCTGCAAAGTACCTTGAAAACACAATCCGCGCTTCAATGGGTGACGAGAATGCTCGTCAGTACGTTGCCGCAGCGGCAGACGTCACAGACAATGCAGGTTTAGTGCCTACACGTCAGTTGACCGAAGTAATCAACGGACTTGCAAACACAACACGTTCAAACATTGACGCGATTTCTCGCGGCGTATTGCCTGACGCTGGAATGTCATTTGAAATTCCAAAGATCACACAAATGCCAACAGTTGCCGCAACTTCAGAAGGTTCAGCACCTTCAGAGACTGACCAAAATGCTGCATTCGTAACGGTTAACGTTGCGAAGTACGCAGGACAACAGACATTTTCAGTTGAATTGCTTGACCGCACTTCACCGCTATTCTTCAACGAATTGTTGAACAACATGGCTGCTGCTTATGCAAAGGCAACTGACACTGCAGTGAATGCAGCGTTGATTTCAGGTGCAACTGCTGACGGTACAACAATCACAACTTACCCAACTGCTGCTGAATTGCTTGGTTTCGTTTCTCGCGGTGCTGCTTCAGTTTATGCGGGCACACAGGGATTTGCGAAAAACATCATTGCTAACACATCACAGTGGGCAAACCTCATGACATTGAACGACTCAGGTCGCCCAATTTACAATGCAGCACAACCACAGAACGCAGGCGGCGTTGTTCGTCCTGACTCAATTCGTGGAAACGTTGCAGGACTTGATCTCTACGTGACTGCAAACACTGCAGCAGGTACAGACACAGACGGTTCAATGCTTATCGTTAACCCTGACGCATACACATGGTATGAGTCACCAACCTACCGACTACGCGCAGACGTAATCGCTTCAGGTCAGATTTCAGTCATGGTGTACGGATACGGCGCAATTGCAACGAAGATCGGTGCAGGCGCGTTCAAGTTCAACAAGGCTTAATAGCCACTTAGTCATGCGCTGCGGTCACTCCCGAACGTAGCGCAGCAGATCGAAAGGAACGGACATGCCAAACATAGTAACTGCAAGCCAATTGCGCACGGTGCTTGGCGTGTCCGTTTCCCTTTATTCAGACGCTTATTTGGAAGAGATTATCAACACCAGCGAAGCAGTCATTTTGCCAATGCTGGTTGCAAATTCTTCAGGCGTTGAGAAGTATCGTTTAGAAACAAATGTTGCTTATTTCTACACAGTGCGCCCACATCATTTTGTTGCTGGTCAATCAGTCATTGTCACTGGTTTACCTTCACCATTTAGCGCAACGCATACAGTCACAAGCGTGACGCCTTATTCTTTCACCGCTGCACTCACATCATCAGACGTGACAGTGCGCGACATCATTCCAAACGGCATGGCAACACTTTCAGGTTATTCAGCCGCTGACATTTATGCAAACACACCAGCAATTGAGTCTGCAATTCTTGCAGTCAGCGTTGAAGTATTTCAATCACGCGTTGCCGCTGGTGGACAAATTGAAGGCGTTGATTTCACAAGCACGCCTTACCGCATGGGACGCAGTTTGACCAATAGAGTTTCAACCTTGCTTATGCCTTACCTGGACGTTGAAACAGTTGTTCAATGACCGCTTCAACTATTGCTGACACACGCGCAGCCTTAGCAAACGCGTTTTCATCACTTGCCGCCAACGTTTACGGAAGCGTTCCTGAGTCGCCAATTCCACCTGCAATTGTGGTTGTACCTTCAACGCCGTACATGGAAGTTGTTTTAATCGGCAAAAGCCAGGTGAAGGTTCAATTAAATTTTGCAATTACTGCAATTGTTGCTTCAAATAGCAACGCAGGTTCACTTGATAACCTGGAAAAACTAATCATGGGAATTCTTGCGGCTATGCCCGCAGGATACGTTGTTGGAAACATAGAGAAACCGACAGTTCTTGAAGTAGGACAGTCGCCAATGCTCGTTGCAGACATCAACGTTTCAACACATTACACCCAAACAACCTAAGGAGTACCAGTGGCAACGACAATCATCACGGGTCGCGATCTCACTTTGACGATTGCAACCACTTCATACGACGCACAGGCAACCGCTGCGACGCTTGCAAACTCACCAACAATTGAGACGTACCAAACACTTGACGGCAAGGCTTACAAGCACATTGACGACCAATGGACATTTGACGTTTCAATGCTTGCTGATTGGGGCGCTTCAGGTTCATTGTGTGAGGCACTTTGGACTGCATGCGAGACTGCACCAAATACAACTTTGGCGGTTTCACTCACTGCCGTGACAGGTGCAGTTTTTGCATTTAATGTCATGCCAGTATTTCCAGCAGTCGGCGGTTCAGCACCTGACGCGCAGACAGTTGACCTATCATTCACAGTGGTGGGAACACCTACTGAAACATTCAGTTAAAATCTAACAATCGGGAGACAAAATGAAGTTACCAATAACAATTGAATACAACGACGGGGCGCAGGCGACCTATACGGCTGCGCCACCTGAGTGGGTAAAGTGGGAAAAGCACACAGGGCACACCATTAGCCAGGCACAGGAAAAGATCGGAATTTCCGATTTGGTATTTCTTGCCTATCACGCCATGAAGCGTGAAGCCGCTGGTAAGCCAGTCAAGCCAATTGAAGCGTGGACAGAAACCATTGCTGAAGTTGTGGTTGGTGAAGCAAACCCAAAAGTTACCCAGTCGGAAGCCTAAACAGAATTGTTTGGGAGTTGGCTATCGCGACCAACTTGCCAAAGGAACAATTTGAAACGGCTGAGGACATTTTGACAGTGCTTGAAATACTGGAAGGACGGGCAAATGGCAAGTGACTCAATTACCTATGACAAGGCTGAGTTGCGTGCCATTACCCGTTCCTTTAAAGCAATGGACGACGAAGCCTTAGCACAAGCCAAAAAGAATTCTGCTGAGTTGGCTTCATGGGTTCGCGGCAAAATCATTGACGCAGCAAGCAACAAAACCCGTAACCGTCAAGACAACAAAGTTGCTGAAGGTTCAAAGGTTTCAAAGTCGTCAAAAATTGGTGAAATTTCATTTGGTTACGCAGGGCAGAAATTAAGCGGCGGCGGCACAACGCAACAAATTTGGGGCGGTGCTGAATTCGGTTCAAATAAATACAAGCAGTTTCCAGTTTGGTCAGGGCGAGAAGGTCGCGGCTCACGCGGTTGGTTTATTTATCCAACTCTTAGAAGCGTTCAGCCTGAGATCGTTAAACGTTGGGAAAATGGGTTTTCCGAAATAGTGAAGAGGTTTGACTAATGGCAGGCAGTCGCACGCTTAAACTCACCATTCTTGGTGACGTTGACAACCTCAACAAATCATTAAAAACCGCAACGGCAGACGTCGAAACATTCGGCGACAAAATGGGCAAAGTCGGCAAAGTCGTCGGCGCAGCATTTGTTGCAGCAGCCGCAGCCGCTGGTGCTTATGCGGTCAAGATTGGCATTGAAGGCGTCAAAGCAGCCATTGAAGACGAAAAGGCGCAAACACAATTGGCATTGGCGTTGGAAAACGCAACAGGTGCAACAAAGCAACAAATTGCAGCAACCGAACAATCTATCCTTCAAATGTCATTGGCGTCAGGCGTTGCAGATGATCAGTTGCGCCCTGCCCTGGCTCGTTTGGTTCGATCAACTGGCGACATAACACAAGCACAAGATTTGCTTACAACTGCACTTGACATTTCGACCGCAACAGGCAAACCGCTTGAAACAGTTGCCAACGCATTGGGCAAGGCGTACGACGGAAACACTGCGGCATTGGGCAAGTTGGGCATTGGACTTTCATCAGCCGAACTGAAAACAATGAATTTCACGCAGGTTCAAAGCAAACTCACAGATTTATTTGGTGGGGCTGCTGCTCGTAACGCCGACACTTATGCAGGGCGAATTGCTCGCATGCAAGTTGCATTTGACGAAGCCAAAGAAACAATTGGTTTTGCATTGCTGCCAATTCTTGAAAAAGTCATCAACTTCATAAATCAAAACGCGTTGCCAGTCATCAACGCATTTTCAAGTGCATTCAGCCTAAACGGCAATGGACTTGGTGGCGTGCTGACAACAGTTGGCAACATCATCACAAACATTTTTACGCCTATCATTAACGGACTTGTCAAAGCCTTTGGGTACATCAAAGACGCAATTGGTGACAATCTGGAAGTTTTCAAAGAATTTGGCGGTTACATTCAAACTTATCTTGCGCCAATTATTGGCAACTATTTGGGCGCAGCATTAACAATGGCGGGCAAAATCGCCGGGGGTGTCATTGACGTCATTGCTGGAGTTGTGCGAGTTTTAAACGGCTTGATTTCAGGCGCGGTGACGGGTATCAACGCCTTGATTTCTGCCTACAATGCAATTCCATTTTTGCCAAACGTTGGCAAGATTTCAGTGCCGTCAGTTAGCATTCCAGCGGTTTCAGTACCAGCAAGCAAAGGCACAACAGTTTCAACTTCATTGCCTGCATTTACGCCTTCAACTGGTGGCACAACAACTTCAGGTGGTGGCGTTGCGACGGCTGCAAAAACGGCAGCAACTGCCGCAGCGGCTTCAACTAACGTCGTAACAGGTACTTTCAATGCTGGCTCATTCCGCACGGCTGAAGCGGCTACCAGCGGGACAACGATCAACCTGACAGTAACGGGTGCATTTGATAAAGAAGGCACTGCCCGCACCATTGTTGAGACTTTGAACAATTCCTACTATCGCGGCACAGGTGGCGCAACTAGCCTGCAAATCGCATGACGCAATGGTCACCCGTTTGGCGGGTCAAAATTGACGGTACTGAATACACTGACGCAATTTTGGCAAACCTGGCCATTCGTAGCGGACGCACAAACATTTATGAGCAGGCACAGGCTGGTTATACAAACATTCAACTGATTGACCTTGCGCAAACGACAATTCCCGTTGCAATCAACTCAACAATTTCAATTGAGGTTCAAGATAGTTCAGCCGCTTATGTCCCAATTTTTGGTGGAAATGTTGTTGACATAGCGTTGGAAGTTCGCGACGTGGGTTCAACCATGTTCACTCAGACTTATTCGATCACGGCATTAGGTGCATTGGCGCGTTTGCCAAAGGCGTTGACAAATGGGGTTCTTTCAAAGGACTATGACGGCAATCAGATTTACACGATACTTTCAGACTTGTTGTTGGAAACTTGGGCAGAAGTTCCAGGCGCATTAACCTGGGCAACCTATAGCCCAACTGCAACATGGGCAACGGCTGGCAATGTTGGCTTGGGTGAAATTGACCGACCAGGTGACTATGAATTGGCAGCGCGATCAACTGACCGCACAGACGTTTATTCGCTAGTTTCAGCATTGGCGACTTCAGGACTTGGTTACATTTATGAAGACGCACAAGGTCGCATTTCTTATGCTGACGCAACACACCGCAGCCAATACCTATCAAACAACGGTTACGTCCAAATAACGGCAAACCAGGCACGTGCTGCGGGTTTGCGTACTGAAACCCGCGCTGGGGACGTTCGCAACAATTTAACGATCAAATACGGTGCGACCAGCAGCAGCGAAGTCAGCGCAAGCGACCCAACTTCAATTCTTGCGTATGGCACACTTTCGCAAATTATCAACACAACCCTGCACAATTCGGTTGACGCGACTGATCAGGCAGATTTCTATTTGGCACTGCGTAAAGACCCACAACCAATTTTCAGCGAAATAACCTATGACCTGACAAACCCTGAAGTTGACGACTCAGACCGTGACGCGCTCATTGGCATTTTCATGGGAATGCCCGTTGCAATTAACGATCTACCTTCAAACATGGGTTCAATCTTTCAGGGTTTTGTTGAAGGTTGGTCATTTCAGGCAGGCTATAACCGCCTTTCAATTTCAATGAATGTTTCACCAGTGGCTTATTCATTGCAGGCATTGCAGTGGGACGAAATCGCAAACACTTTCACCTGGTCGGGCGTGTCGCCAACGCTTGATTGGGCACGTGCAACAATTGTCACTTGATAAGGAGAAAACATGACAAACCCAACCAGTAATTTCGGGTGGCAAATGCCCACTTCCACGGATTTGGTCACAGACCTGCCCGCCGATTTTGAAACATTTGGACAAGCCGTTGACACATCATTGGCAGACCTTAAAGGCGGCACGTCAGGTCAGGTTTTGTCTAAGGCGTCAAACACAGACATGGACTTCACATGGGTTGCACAAGACGACTCAAACGCAGTTCAAAATACGATCGTTGACGCTAAGGGTGATTTAATTGCAGCAAGCGCAGCAGATACACCTGCCCGCCTTGCAGTCGGAACAAATGGACAGGTTTTGTCTGCTGACTCAACTGCTTCAACAGGTTTGGCATGGGTTGCAGATGAGTCTTATACGTTGTTATCAACAACAACTCTTTCAACAACATCAACGACCGTCAGTTCAATAAGTGGCAATTACAAGCATTTATTTATTTATGCTAAGGGAATTACATCAACAACAAATGGTGACGGTTTAGGTATTAGATACAACGGCGACACAGGTTCAAATTACAATAACTCTTACATTCGATCTTTAGGGTCAACGCTTTCAGGGTTTAGTTTAAATACGACTGCTGCACAACTAATCCAAAGACTACAAAGCAGCAGCACGGTGCAAAAATTGGGTTATGCCGCCGCTTGGATTTATAGATACACCTCAACAGATCACATTGACGTTTCAGTCCAATCACGCGGGAATGACGGAACAGATGGAGTTATTTCTACAATTACTTCAACTTATGACGCAAGCGCGGCAATAACGTCTATCACATTTTTTGCAGACTCGGGTGGGACATTGGGCGGAACAATTTACATTTACGGAGTGAAATAATGGCAAAACCACAGGTCAAAATTGTCAACGCGACAACAGGGGAAGAAATCATTCGTGACATGAATGCAGATGAAATAACCCAGTATGAAAAAGACATAGCAGAAAACCGTTTTAACAGATGACATACCCGCAAGGCACAAATGCCAGGTTGATCGAAGTTGCAGCAGTTGAAGTCGGCACGATCGAAGAAGGCGACAACCTGACAAAGTACGGCAAATTTACAAAGGCAGACGGTTTGCCGTGGTGCGGTTCATTTGTCAATTGGTGCGCAAATGAAGCGGGCGTCAAAATTCATTCAGTTGTTGGCACTGCACAAGGCGCGCACAAATTCAAGGAAATGCAACGCTGGTCAAACATTCCGCAGTTGGGATACCTGGCATTTATGGATTTTCCACATGACGGCGTTGACCGCATTTCACACATTGGAATTGTCGTTGGACTTATTGACTCAAAGACTTGCTTGACGATCGAAGGAAACACCAGCGGGACAGGCGACCAGCGCAACGGCGGCATGGTCATGGTGAAAGTTCGATCATACGGCGAAGGCAAAGAAATCGTAGGTTTTGGAATTCCAAAATTTGTCCCCTACAAGGGAGAATTTCCAACAGTTGAAATGCCAAAGGCGGCAGATAAACCAAAGAAGGAGACAAAAAAATGGACAAAACCAAAGCAGTCGTAGCCTCATGGGCACGCTCATTTATGGCAGCGGCGCTCGCGTTATACATGGCAGGCGTGCAAGACCCAAAGACCCTTGCAATGGGCGGCGTCGCCGCGGTTGCACCAGTCATTTTGCGCTGGCTCAACCCAAATGATCAGAGTTTCGGGTTAACGGGGAAGTAGCCCGAAAAGCCGCAGCGGTAGCCCTTTTTTTGGGGCTGATTTTGGGGCTATCCGCCTGCGGTTACCAGGGTTGGACACGTTATGAATGCCAGGAATTCGAAAATTGGACAAACGCGGAATGTCAGAAACCGCAGTGCGTCCCTACTGGAACATGCACTGACGACATCATTGGAGAAGTCGTACAACAAACCCGCACGCCGTAAATCACCCGAAGAAGTACACGCACAACTGATTTTGATAATTGGCACAACCCTGGCAATGGTTTTCCTCATTGTCACAATTGGCATAACTTATGCGCTCATTTTTGTGACTCAGCCAATTGGCGCACAAGCACCAAATGACGCAGCATTTATTGACTTACTCAAAACCCTGGCTATTTTCCTGACTGGTTCATTGGGTGGTGTGCTTGCTGGCAATGGACTCAAATCAAAGCCAAAGCCACAAGACACGCCGACAAACACGCCTAATAGTTGACGGCGCGCCAATCATGCGTCACCCTGAGTTCAGGTGGTAGCAGTTACCGCCTAGAATTCGGGAGAAATTCAAATGGTTCTTGATCTATTAGACCCTGCAACATTGGGGCGTTTGGTTGGCGTTATCTCACTCATGGTTTTAGCCGCTGCGGCTGGCTATGCCAAAGGGTTTAAAGAAGGCAAGCGCGAAGGCATTGCCCGTCGTAAAGCAATGGTTCGTCACATTGCAAATAAGGCGGTGAAGTAAATGGCGGGCTTCCTGGACAATTACGAGGACGTTGCGGCTCGCATTAAGCGATTTTGGGAAACGCACCCTGCAGGGCGTATTGAAAACAACATCATTGAATTCAATGCGGAGAAGGGTTACATTCTCGTTCAAACTCAGATTTTCAAAGAGTACGAAGACGAAAAGGCTTCAGCCATGGACTACGCGTTTGGAAACGTGGCGACCTATAACGTGCAAATGAAGAAATTCTTCGTTGAGGATACGGTCACAAGCAGCATTGGACGCTGCATTGGGTTGTTGTTGGGTACGGATAAGCGCCCAACCCGCCAGGACATGGAAAAAGTGGAAACACTCAGCGCAAAGGTAGCCAAATCAACCGCTGACGACTATGACCCGTGGGTAACAAAACATGGCGAAATTGCAAGTTACAAGACGCCCGGGGAAGCGGAAATGGCAGGCACACCGTCATTTGGGTCATCAGCCGACGGAGTGACCTTACGTGACGCAATTGCTGAGATTGACGGACAATTGGGCGGTCAGATCGTCGAAGAAGCACCATTGTGCAACCACGGTCACAGACTTTGGAAGACTGGCAAGAAGAAAAACGGTGACGACTGGGCTGGCTATTTCTGCCCTGAACGCGAAAAGGCAAACCAGTGCCAACCGCAATGGTACGTCTTTGGCTCAAATGGAAAATGGCGTGCCCAATGAGTGAGTATTGCGAACTTATCAACCCACAGACCATGACGGCAACACTGCTCAAAGGCGGCGAGGTTGTAACTCAATACAAGGTTGAACGTTGTGACAACTGCGAAACATTGCAACGCTTAGATGAGTTTGGCTATCAAAAGCATTTGTCAGGTATCAAAATACTTTGGTTTTGTGGGGCATGCAGATGAAAATGCAATTGACCCATGAAGATGAAGTGACATGCGTCAAGGCTGCATTGGTACGCATTGAACGCACTGACGAACGCCCTGACGGTGCAAAACGCTATGACACACAGTTGAATTTTCCTGAGTACGTTGCACAGTACGCAGAAACAATCGCCAGTGAATGGGTTGTTGCCAGGTATTTCAATCTTAACTATGACCCTTTTGAGTCAAAGTACAAAGACCGCGCTGACGTCGGCAACGGCATTGAGGTCAAATACACGCCTTACTTAGCAGGGCAGTTGATTATTCACGAGTACGACCGACCAACAGACATTGCAGTGCTGGTGACGGGCAAATCACCGCATTATTTCATTGCGGGTTGGATACCCGTTGCAATGGCTCAAAAGCCACGGTACAGACACTCAAAGCAGCCAAATTGGTGGGTGACTCAGGTCAACCTGCAACCAATTGAAAATCTAATTAGGAGTACTTATGGAAACACTGCAATTTGAATGCCGATTGTGCAAGAAGAAAACACAACAAACCATTGTCAGGGTGACCGATCTATTGCCGCCAGGCACGGAAACGATACAGTGCAACTCATGCGGGTCAATGACCGTTGCGCTAGTTGGGACATCAAATGCCAATCTATGAGTTTAAATGCCAGGTGTGCCAAATCAGTGTTGAGGTGGATAAGTCAATCCACGAGGAAAGAAACCCGATCTGCTGCAACCAAAACATGAGTCGGGTGTACTCAACCTTTGGCATTTCCTTTAAGGGTACGGGTTGGGGTCACCAATGAGCGCACAAATCACAGAATTATCGGACAAGGTTGTTGTTATTCAAAGTGACAGATACCTTGAACCTGAAAACATTGAACGTTTAATGGCAACATTTAAAAAATACGGTTTCCAAGTGATTTGGTTAAATCTATGAGTTATCCACAAGCCAAACCCACAGTGTGGACGGGCATTTATAACAAAATGTTATCAAATCGTTATAAAGTCGTTATCAAGTCATTGGCGTTGCGTGAGCGTGTAGGGCTTGCAAGTGGGGTGTACGCTGGACGCATACAACACACGAAGCCTTTGAACAATCTTCAACAGAATGAAGTTCTTTCATTAAATCTTGAAAGTAAAACAAAGATAAATAAAAAGAAATCATTGCTGGTGTTTATCGCTTCAGCCTTTATCGCACTGCAAGGGGCAGATACTGCCAACGCTGCCAACTACTCCAAAGACCATTTGAAGTTATACGCACACTCCAGGTTATTGGACTATAAGCAATTTCAATGCTTCAATGCGATCATTACCAAAGAGTCAAGGTGGTCATACGTTGCCCGTAACGGGTCACACTATGGATTAGGTCAAATGCGCTCAACGCATTACCGTGACTTAGACCCATTCAGACAGATTGACGCAACAATCAAGTACATAACAAAACGTTATAAAACACCATGCCATGCGTGGGCGTTTCACGTGAAACATGGGTTCTACTAATGGCAAGCGCACTCAGAGACAACGGCAGCACAAGCCAGTGGCGACGCATTCGGGAACGTATCCTGCAGCGTGACGGGTACACATGCC